AAAAGATATAACAAGTAAAATTAGAGTAAGTGAAGTTAAATCTGGAAAAGGTAAATCTGGAACAGCCACTATTTATGGTATAAATGCCGAGGGTAAGGAAATTATAATAGGGTATCAAACCATTAGACCTAAAGATGGTCCTGGTTCAAAACATCAAGATACAATACAATTTCATCCTGATTTTCAAAAACGATTAGTACAAGCTACTGAAGAGCTGGAAGGATAATATGAAAACACAATTACTCTGTACATTTACTAAACGAAATCATTTCAATGAAACTATTGATATTATTATAACTTGTAATGATATTGTGTTTGATAAGATTTACGTATTTCAAAATGAAAATGACCATCATCAATTAATCTGTACTTATAATGTAGAGTACGATGAAGATTTTATGCAAGGGATTCCTGATACTATTTCGCTCCATAGAAAAAAGAACACGAACACCTTATACACAATTAATGCTCTCAATGATTTGATTCGTGAACTAAACGGTGGGAAGTTAGATAAATCATTTCCAATCGATTGGGAGAACTACAAAAACAGCTTACTATTGACAAATGAAAATGGACTTAATAAAATACCAACACGTATCTATTCAATCGTAGATACAAAAACTTGGACAAAAGATAAAAAATAATTGTATTTTAAAAATCAATACAATACTTATTGATGTATCAAGGTTACACTTGATTAACAATTACTAATTAACGAATAAAAAATAGGAGATAATTAATGGATTTAAATGCAATCAAGAATCGTCTTAGTCAACTTCAGACTACAACAACACGAACTTCAAACTTATGGAAACCTCAACCAGGAACACAACTGGTTAGAATTGTTCCTTATAAGTTCAATCAAGACAATCCTTTTATTGAATTGTACTTTCATTACGACTTAGGAGGTAAGAACTATCTTTCTCCGATGTCATTCGGTCGTCCAGACCCAATCGAGGAGTTTGCTTCAAAACTCAAAGGTACAGGTTCAAAAGATGATTATCGTCTCGGAAAGAAAATCGAAGCTAAAATGAGAACTTTTGCTCCGGTTATCGTAAGAGGTGAGGAATCACAAGGTGTTAGATTTTGGGGATTCGGTAAGACGGTTTATCAAGAACTGCTTTCCATTATAGCAGACCCAGACTATGGTGATATTACAGATGCTACAAGCGGACGTGATGTTGCTGTAGAGTTCAAAACAGCCGAAGAGACAGGTAAGTCCTTCCCTTCGACTTCAATTAGAGTAAAACCTAATCAAACTCCAATTACAGAGGATGCTTCTGTGCTTGAAACAATCAAGGAATCACAAAAGAATATTACTGAAATCTATCAGGAACAATCTTATGATGAATTGACTCAAGCTCTGAATGATTATCTTTCTGGTGATTCTGAAGGTGAAACTTCAACAGAAGAATCTCAACCTAAACAGGCTGAGAAATCTGCTGAGAAATCTTTTGACGCCAAAGAGACTTCAGATGCATTCGATGATTTGTTCAATAGCTAAATGAAACCCCGTGGGTGGTTATCTCACGACAATCACCCACACTTAATTGGAGAAAAATATGTCTACAAGAGACGAATTAGCTGGTGTCTTAGCCGATACCTTAAATAAACAATTCAAGGATATGAAAGTTGCATATTTCTTGGATGGTACAGATACAACACCTACTGATATAAAAGATTTTGTGTCTACTGGTTCTACAATGTTAGACTTAGCAATATCAAACAAACCTGATGGTGGTATTGCAGTCGGTAGAATTACAGAGTTAAATGGACTTGAGAGTAGTGGTAAATCATTACTAGGAGCTCATATGCTTGCTGAGACTCAAAAGAAGGGTGGTGTTGCTGTCTATATCGATACTGAAACAGCTGTCAGTACAGAATTTCTATCATCAATCGGTGTTGATGTAGAGAGTATGTTGTATCTACACCTAGAAACGGTAGAAGATATTTTTTCAGCTATCGAAGAAATCACAGCAAAGGTTCGTGAAAGTGATAAAGATAGATTAGTTACTATCTTAGTTGATTCACTAGCCGCTGCTTCGACAAAAATAGAAATGGATGCCGAGTTTGATAAAGATGGTTACGCTACTTCAAAAGCTATCATCATATCTAAAGCTATGAGAAAGATTACTCAAATGATTGGAAGACAACGAATAGCTTTAGTGTTCACGAATCAACTCAGACAAAAACTCGGAGTAATGTTTGGAGACCCTTGGACAACAAGTGGTGGAAAAGCATTACCATTCCATGCTTCAACAAGAATTAGATTGAAGAATACTGGACAAATCAAAGATAAAAAGAACAATACTATCGGTATGAAGATGAGAGCTCAAGTCATTAAAAACAGACTTGGTCCACCTATGAGACATGCTGATTTTGAACTTTACTTTGAAAGTGGTATTGATGATGAGGGTAGTTGGTTGAAAGTTATGAAAGACCATAGACTTGTTAAACAAGCAGGTGCTTGGTACACAATGGACAATCACAAAGGAGTAGAACTCAAGTTTCAATCTAAAGATTGGGGTGAACAACTCAAAGATAAAGACTTTAGAACCTATTGTTACAACTTAATATGTGAAAAGGTTATTCTCAAATACGAAAAGAACTTTGGTATAGATGATGTGGTCGTAGAAGAGGAACTAAGTGAGTAATAAAAAGTATCTTTCTATACTTGATGAAATCAAGAAGAAGGGTGGTTCTTTAGACGGCGGAAATCCTGATGATAAAGTACTTGTTATAGATGGCCTAAATACTTTTATTAGAGTGTTTAGTGTTATACCAACTACTAACGATGATGGTATTCACGTTGGTGGAATAGTTGGTTTTCTAAGAAGTATAGGTTACGCTATTAATATGTTTAGACCTACCCGAGTCGTCATAGTGTTTGATGGCAAAGGTGGGTCTACACGCCGTAGAAAGTTATATCCTGAGTATAAACAAAACAGAAAAACAAAATACAGAGTAAATCGTACGTATGATTTTGCTTCTCAAGAAGATGAGAAACAAAATATGATGATGCAGTTACAACGAGTCGTTGAGTATCTTAACACTTTACCTATAACGGTTTTATCTTATGACAATATCGAAGCTGATGACACGATAGGTTATGTATGTCGTCAAGTCTTAACAGAGTCAAAGATTACAATTATGTCAACTGATAAAGACTTTCTTCAGTTAGCTAATGGTAGAATCAAGATATGGAGTCCTACTAAGAAAAAGTTATATGATGAACAAACGGTTTTAGATGAGTTCGGTATTTCATCTCATAACTATATTTGGTACAGAGTATTAGACGGAGATAAATCCGACAACATCAAAGGTGTAAGAGGACTAGGTCTTAAAACAATTCAAAAAAAATTACCGTTTTTAAGTGAGAATCGTATAGTTAATATAGATGAAGTAATTACAGAATTACCAGATTCAAAAGATGTTATAGAACTGAACTATAAACTGATGCAATTATCAGAAGTGGACATATCAGGTTCTACAAAAACAAAAATACAAGAGAAGATTAGAGAACCAATCAATAGATTAATAAAGTATAAATTTCAAAAAATGTTTTTGGAAGATAAATTATATGCTGCTCTTCCTAATCTTAATAGTTGGTTATTAACTAACTTTAATCAGTTAAATCATTATGCAGAGAAAACAAATGAGTGAAACATTAACACAATTCGGAACATCATTTCAGTCTAAGATTATTGCTTCGTTGTTACGAGACGTTAAGTTTATTCAGACAATTAATGATATTTTGAATCCTGAAATGTTTGATTCTGATTCTAATAAATGGTTAGTGAATAGTATACGTGATTATTACGCTCAGTATAAAAAACAACCAACACTTGAAGTTATAAAATATAAAATAGATGAAATAGAAAATGATGTTTTAAAGAGTGGGGTTGTTGATAAACTTAGAGAAGTTTGGAAGAACATAGAGGCTACTGATTTAGAGTTCGTACAATCACAAACACTTGATTTTTGTAAGAATCAATCACTCAAGAATGCTATATTAGAGTCTGTTAATTTATTAGAAAACAAAGATTACGATGGTATAAAATCAATAATAGATGAGGCTATGAAGGCTGGTACTGAACGAGATATAGGACAAGATTATATCACATCACTCGACTTGAGACTTGAGGCTTCTGCTCGAGCTACAACACAAACTCCGTGGGACGTTATTAATGATATAATGGATGGAGGTCTAGGAGAAGGTGAGTTAGGTGTCATTGTAGCTCCTGCTGGTATCGGTAAGTCTTGGACTCTACAAGCTCTAGGAGCTGGAGCTCTCAAGACAGACAAGACGGTTGTACATTATACTCTTGAGTTGAATGAAAATTATGTAGGTTTAAGATATGATAGTATCTTTACAGGTGTAACAACAGCTAACATCAAGTATTATAAAGAAGATGTTAAGTCAAAGATAGAAAAACTTCCTGGAAAATTACTAATCAAATACTTTCCTACTAAAGCAGCTAGTGTTCAGACAATAGGTTCTCACTTGAAACAAATAGAATTAAGTGGTATCAAACCTGATGTAGTTCTTGTAGATTATGCTGACATTTTAATGCCTACAGGTAACTTTAGAGAGAAGAGACATGCTATAGGTAATATCTATGAAGACTTGAGAGGATTAGCTGGTGAACTAGAAGTTCCTATCTGGACTGCTTCTCAAGCTAATCGTTCAGCTCTTGAAGAGGATGTGATTGGAGCTGATAAAGTGGCTGAAGATTATAGTAAAGTTATGACAGCTGATTTTGTGATGAGTATGAGTAGAAAAGTAGAAGACAAGATAGCCAACACAGGTAGATTTCATGTCATCAAAAACAGATTCGGTGTTGATGGTGTTACATATCCTTCGACTATCAATACAAATATAGGACAAGTTCAGATATTTGAAGGTAGTAGTCAGTTCGGAAAAGATGCACAAAGTAAGATGAATAATAGTGAAGAGTTTATGAGAAAAGAATTAGCAAATAAATACAAAGATTTTGGAAAAAAAGTTGACGGGTTTGAATAAATCCTGAATATACTTTAGTATATATAATACTTATATTTGTTACGGGAATAAAAGATTACAAGGAGTTAGTTAATGGAAAAATTTAAGTTATCCGAAAAGTTTATAGACAAATACAAAAGAAAAAGACCCCCTTTCGGATTCAATGGATTAGGTGAATTAGTATACATGAGAACTTATTCTCGTATTAAAGAGAATGGTAAGAATGAAAGATGGTGGGAAACCATTCAAAGGGTTGTAGAGGGTACCTACACAATGCAAAAAAACTGGATTGAATCACATCAATTAGGTTGGAACGCTTGGCAGG